TGTAATACAGCATTCAGCGGGTAATTCTACGCAAATTACGTATACTGGTTCTTTAACAACAGCTACATGCCCTAGTCTATGTGAGTCACATGTGGTGACAGCCGGGACTAATTCCTCATCACTTTACTCTTATGAAGATTGTAACGGTGTTATACAGTTTGATACGATCCTGGTAAATGGACCTTCACAAACATTCTGTGCAGCGATCGGTAGTGTAATAATAACAACTCCAAGTTCCGGTGCATCGGTTTCCCTAGGAGGAATGCTGAGATGTGATTAAAATAAAGATATGAATATAATAAACACATATAAACTTTACAAAAACGTAATTCTTTTCGGAGGACTTGCGATTTTGTTGTTTTGTCTTTTACAACAATGTAACTCTAACCAAAACTTAAAAAGAGAAATTATACAAGTTCAGAAGGTATCTGATAGAAACCTTAATAACTATAAAGCCACGCAAGATACTATTATAATTGAAAAGAATAAAAATAAAGAATTAGTTTCTAGTATAAGATCCTTTGAGTATGATGTAAACACCCTAACTGAAAGTAATAAGAAACTAGTTTCTAAATATGCTAATCAATTAAATATTAATAACGAATTAGAGAATGTTAATAGTTTACTTTCAACAACTTTAAACGTAAAAGATTCTATAATAAACGCAAATGGAGTTGTAACCGTTGATACGGATTCTATAAATAATATAGATACGATAACAGTTGACGTAAACGATAAGTGGGAGTTTGATAAATATAACTGGAGAAGATTTCAAGGAAGTATATCTCTTTTAAAGGATAGCACTAATTATAATTTATTCTCTTCTAGATTTGATATTATACAGGGAATAGGTTTAAGTGCTGCCATCATTAATGAAGAAGGATTTGACAGACTTAAAATTACAACTCCATATAAAGGAGTAACGTTCACTAATATAGAAAATATAAACTTAGTTAACGATAGATTAAATAATAAATATGAGAAAAAAGCAGGGTGGTCTATTGGTGTTGGATTTCAATATGGACTTAACTTGAATAACAATCAAGTTATAAGTACTGGTCCATCAATTGGTATAGGAGTATACTGGTCCCCTAAATTTCTTAGATTTTAAAATAATAAATAAACAATGGCACAATCATCCAAATTCTTAAGACTAGATGACGACATTCTAATGGAGTTCATGTATCATGATCAAAATGTTGATTATGTAGATGATGCTAAGATAGAAAACGACGACAACGGAAGTCAATTTAAATTTTTAAACACAGAGGCATCTAACGATTCAGCCTCTAGATTCTTAATTCATGAATTAGGAGCAGATGTTGTTAACTTCAGTGTAAAGATACAAGATGGTTATGTTTTTATTAATGATTTTGCGTCTAGGCAATTAGTTCTTAAAAACGGCAAAACTTATAAATTTAACCTATCTGATTCTACGATAGACAATATAGCTGGATTCACAATAGATGGTTCAACTACCCAATTAATTGGTAACACATACATATATACTCCAGGAACTAATGGAAGATTTGAATATTCATATGAAAATATGGCTGGAGATAGTGCTAGAGGTGGAGAAATAAACGTAGGAAATAGAGCTAATCCTTTATTTGCAGAACCAGAACAAGAAACTGGAAATAGTATTAAAACTGCAACAGGTGAAGTTGGAAGATATTATGGAGTTCCTTCAGAATATGATGGCAAATGGGCTTTACTAAAAAATGATTTAGCATATTTAGATAGTTCATCATGGAATGGAACAGACTCTTCTCTTGCAAACGTAGATGATAGTATAGTAAGTGATGTATGGTATGACACTATAAGATTACACTTAAAGACAGGATTTTCATTTGCAGCTAGAGGTAAAGAAGGTTTTATGTTTCAGGTAAAAGCAAAAAGAGAATCAGGAGTCTATAATTATTTCACATCTATTGTGTATTTAAATCATTCTAATTTTGAAATTAGTAATCCTAATTCATTTGTATTAGGAGATACTTCATATTCTAAATACATACAAATTAAAGTACCTTCTTTAATTTATTTTGATGTTTCAACTAAGAATAAAGATTTTCACGATGCATTCTTTGGAGAAAACGAAGATGCAATATTAGATTCTACTAACTATGAAATAAGTTTAAAATTAATAAACACTTTAACTGAAGAAGGAGATGTAGAATACATCAATGTAGAAGACACTATTGATGTTACAGTCGCAATGGAAGACGAATATGTAGATATTGCAGCAAACGTCGAGGAAGTAGAAGATATGGATTATTTTCAAATATATGGGACCAAGGACGGATCTAGGCAAGGTTTTGAAAACTATATAAATGGAAGAATACAAACATCAAGTGATGATATCATAATATTCCATGACATAGAAGTTAGTGAACAAATAGGTTTAGATTTCTTAGACACATCTTCTATGACATTTACTCAAACCGCAAATTATGAAGCTCCGATACCATTTAGACCTATCATATTTAATTCTGATATTGCAAGTTCATTTTATATTAGACATACTATGAGAATGTATAATGAAACCGATAATACACAGATTATTAAGGTTGCTACTATGACATCATATAATCCTAAGAAATACGGTACTCGTATGGAAAAGATTAATCTAAGAAACGTAGATCCTACTATTATCTATAATAAACTACCTAACACTACAGTAAATAGAGAATTAAATCAATTTGTTAATTCAATTAGACCGAGCGTTGGAGAAACTAAATATGTTCCAGTTGCGTTAGATACTTATGGTATATTAGCATCTGCTACAAACGTTACAACAGATTTAACAGAATCTGAAGAATTAGATAACATTAAGTTTTTTGAAGAAGGTAAAGCTAGCATTAAATTATCTAAAGTATCTGATAACTTCGTGAAATTTAATATTGCTCAGCCCGATGGTGACGATAAAAAAGCGGTTTCATTAGTAAGCGCTGAAAATATAATTTTAATTATTAAAAGCGGATCTATAGAACAGAGAATAGTACATGATCCTTCATTTCCTAATATAGATTTAGGATTAGGAGAAGTATTCTTTAAAATACCTAAAGGCACAGCTGTAAGATTTGATAAAACAGATGCAAATAAGTTCGAAGACAAATTCTATATTAATATAAAGAATGGAGAAACAGAGTCCTTATTGTATCATGGAAAAGTAGAAATAGTATAATGATATTAAATAGTAGAAATAACTTATTTAACTTTAAATTTCCTAGGACATTTATTCCGAAGGAAGTAGCTGACAAATATAGATCTTATTTGGGTAAAATGCCAGGCAACATAATAGAAGAACCTATTGATTTTGTCAATTATTCAATACAGGGTTTAAGTTTACCTGGAATTAATTTTGATCCAATACAGCAATCGCCTAACGACGGAACTATCACATACCATAGAGGGTCTATTCCTATTCAAAATACAGTTGAAAGACAATTCTCTATAGAGTTACAGCTATTAGACGGGTATATTAATTATTGGATAATGCAAGATACTTTATTATATTATTATTCAAAACAAGTTAGAGACCCTTTTATTAACGATCTAAAACTTCAAATAATGGATGCAGAAGGTATACATTTAATGAGTGCAGTTTTTGAAAAGCCTATTCTTAATTCTATTTCTGAATTAGAGTTAAACATGTCAAGTAATGTTGCTGATTTTTCTACATTTACACTTAACTTCTATTATAATAAGTTTAATATTATCTCAGAGATAGACGGTAAATAAACGAGATATATAATCCATAACAATATAGACCAATATAATGAAAACATTTTTTGAATACTTAAGCGAAGAGAATATAACTAAAGAGGAAATTACCCTTTTAGAAGAATCTCTGCAGTCAGAATGGACTGATGAATTAGAGCAAAAAGTAGATGCTGCTTTAGAAGAATTTACTAGACAGTATGCAAATGAAGATGGAACGTTTGATTTTGAAAGATTTAATGAGGAATTAACAAATGAAGGTTTCTTAGGTTCTATATTTGGTGGCCTTACAGGATTTGCTCTAGGTAAAACAATTGGTAAAACAGTTGCTAAAGTTCTAGGAATTCAGAAAGGTATTTTTTACGATTTATTAACCTCAAGATTAGTTGGCGCTGGATTAGGTGCGGCTATCGGAAAATCATTCTAATTTGAATTACGTATCAGTAGACTTTTCATTAAATTCTCCAGGTATTTTTATATACCAAGAAGAAACTAACGAATATCATTTCATATCTTATATTAAAGAAGGTCAAGGAACCAAGAAAGAAAGAGCTTGGCAAGAAGACATATCTCATTTAAAGGGAGTTACTCTTATTAATCAACCTGACTGGGGAAAACATGGTGAAGATTATTCAAGCGTTGAATTAGCAAAGATAAAGAGATACGCTAAAACCGCAGATGACATTATTAATTTAATAACGGATATTACAAAAACAAAGAAGCAATATATTATTTCTTTTGAAGGAACTTCTTTCGGTTCTAAAATGGGAACTAATAATATTATAGATATGGCTGCAGGAGCTGCGATACTTAAAGAAAGAATGCTAAGTCAACTTGAAATCTTAGATATTCAAACCATTGCTCCCACTACAATTAAGAAACACGCTGGAAAAGGAAACATGAATAAGTCTCAATTATGGGATGCCTTTTTAAGTAATGTATTAGGAGATCAAATTTTAGCAGAACATCCTCTTTTAGATTTTTGTGTGAAAGAAATTGGACCTTCTAAAAAAATACCAAAACCCTTTGACGATTTAGTTGACGCTTACTTTTTAACTCACTTCGTTAGAGCAAAGATGTCGGCCACTGAGGAATAGATTTACCACTGAGGCTTAAAGTCTTAAGTTATACTGTCTTTTCCCCATAAAGTTTCATAAAATAAAAAGATATATAAAATATGCAAACAGATAGAGAAATAATACCGGCACACCTATTAAAGCTTAAAGAGATTTTAAGTGATATGGTAACTCAACATAGAATAACAGAAAATGAAATGATAGATATGTTAAGAAAGGCTGGTTTAGCTCGTCTTCCAAACTCTTCTTCAAAGTGGATTGACGAATCTGGATCAACCTATTCAGAGTTATAATTCTTCCCCCTGCCCCCTGCAATACGGATATATAGAATAGTTATTATTGTGAAACCTTTTAGGAATTGCATGTATAACTATTGAAAGTTTTTTAAAGATTAAAGACATTAACGTAAATTAAAGCAATTAAAGACATGGCAGATTTTGACATTTTTAACCTCAGCGTATCAGACGTTGAAACTCATGAAACAAAGAGCTCAAGCTCTACAAATGAGATCTACAAACCATCCGCAGATGATGGTAAAGACGGAACTTACAAAGCACTTATTCGTTTTGTTCCAAACCCAACAAACCCAAGAAATTCATTAGTTAAAAAGTATGTACACTGGCTAACTGACGCTAACGGCGATGGAAGACTTATTGATTCACCTTCAACGGTAGGAGATAAGTGTCCAATTGCAGATGCATTCTTCAAACTTCGTAAGAGTGATTCAGCAGTAGACCGTAAGATGAGCGACAAGCTTAAGCGTAGAGAACAGTATTACTCACTTATCAAAGTAGTGAAAGATCCTCAGAACCCTGAATTAGAAGGTACTTATAAAGTATTTAAATTCGGTTACAAAATTAAAGAGAAGATCGAAGAAGAAACTAAACCTGCATTTGGTGAACCAACTCAGATTTATGATTTATTCGAAGGAAAGAACTTTGAACTTATTATTACTCGCCAAGGTGAATATAATAACTATGATAAGTCTAAATTCTCTGCAACTAGATCAGCTATTGCAATTGATGGAAAACCAGCTGAAAGAAACCAAGAAGCTATGACATCTATTAAAGGTGAATTAGATACAGCGCCATCTTTAGATCCTTATGGATATAAGAAATGGGATGCTGAAACTCTTGACTTTGTCAATGGTATTTTAAGACAATATCTTAACCCTGGTTCTTCAATGGATTCTGTAATTTCTACACCGAAGCCAGCTGCTAAAAAAGCAGCAGTAAAAGAAGCAGCTCCGGTAACAGGAAATGATGCTAACTTTGAATTCCCTGACACAATGACAGCGACTCCAACGGCAGCAGAAACAAAATCTTCAACTGCATCAGCAGATAGCGATGATCTAGATTCTTTCTTAGATGAAATCGGAATCTAAAAAAATCACAGAAGATTTAAAGCAGAAGGTCAGAAGTTTAGTTAAACAAGTTTGTGTAAAAGAACATACTGACCCTAACAAACACATGATTAAGGAAATGCCAGGTCGTTTAAACCTGGCATGCCCTTATTGTGGTGACTCGCATGGTGAAACTCATAAGAAAAGAGGTAATCTATATTGGGCAACGTTACAATTCCACTGCTTTAATTGTGGACAACACTCAGATCTATATGGTTTTTTAAAAGATCATCACCTAAAATTCAAAGATACTCAAGATTCTATTACAATTATAGAATACATTAAAGAACACAAAGTATCTGTTAATGAAGTAGACACTCTACAACATGGTGTATTTAAAACCTTATATGATTTATCACCTACGAGAAAGGAACTTAAAGAAGTTTTTAAACTAGTAGAGATAGAACCAGGAGATCCTGCTTTTTTCTGTTTAAAGAACAGGTTTTTACATAAGAAGCTTAATCACTTCTTGTATTCTCCCAGAGATAAAAGAATCTTAGTTTTAAACTTAGCACCTGAAGGTAAGGTTATAGGATTTCAAAGTAGATCTTTAAGGAAAAGTAAAAACACAAGATATCTAACATACGATATAGAAAAGATATATCAGGAAATGAATAAAGAAATACCTCTCCAGGATGAACAGCTTATATCCTCTAAGAAGTTATCAACTTTGTTTGGTATCATGACTGCAAACTTCCAAATGCCCTGTACGGTATTCGAAGGACCTTTAGATGCCTTATTTATGCCTAACTCTATAGCATTGGCGTCTGTAACCAGATCAACCGAAGAGTTAGATGAAATTCCAACAATACGATATATGTTTGATAATGACGAAGCAGGAAAATCAAAGATGATGCAAAAATTAAAAAGAGGTAAAGAAGTATTTACATGGGACAAATTTATGTCTGAATCAAAGATGGATAAATATCCTAGCAAGATTAAAGATCTAAACGATCTAGTTATCGCTGCTTGGAAAACAAAAAATAAATGTTTATCCACAATGGATAAGTATTTTAGTAATTCACGACTAGATGCTTATTACTTATGATAGACGATTACGTACAAATGGTAAATGACGAATTAGATCAATTCGAAGAAGATGGAAAAAGACACAAAAATCTAAAAATGATTATTGGGTTTGCAGCAGCCGATTTATCACACGCTGAAAAAGAAATTAAAATAACTCCTAAATACAAAAAGAAATTTAAGAGTCAAGTTTATATTAAGAAGAATACTAATAATAACTCATTATTCTAAAAAACACCACATGACAGAACAATCAACTAACAAATCTAAGATTGTACAATTAGACGAATATTTAGCAAACCAAAGATCAGAATGGACTTTAAAGATTAAAGAACTTACTGCAAACTTAAAAGAAGGTATTAACCTAGAAGATGTTAGTGCATATACATTAAGTTATAGGCAAATATTAGTTGAAAATTTAGCAACTATCGCTGGTAAAATTAGAACACAGAAGGGAACAGTAGACAAGTTATATAAACAGAAATGGATTGAATATTATAAGTTTGATTATAAGATAACGGATAAACAAAGAGAACGTTTTATCGACGCAGATCTTTCAGATGATAAACAGATTTTGGATTTACTTGAAAGCCAAAAGGCCTTTATTGAAGGCTCAGTAAAAACTCTCGACAATATGGGCTTTGCAATAAAGAATCGCCTTGATATTTCGAGACTGTAAAAAAAGTTAAATGAAAATTGATTTTAACTCTAACAGATGATAATCAATTCTTACGAATTGATGAAGCAGAGGAACTTGAACTAGAGCAGATTAAAATATCTTTAACTAAAAGAATTGATAGTTGGAGATTTAATCCTTTAGTCAAGAAAGGAATATGGGACGGATATGTTTCATACATCAAAGACGATAAGTGGATTCCCGCCGGTCTTTGGAGATACGTTATGCTCATTTGCAAGGAATATAAGTTTGATCTTAAACTTAATGGAATTCAAAGACTATTTGATAGAAACATAGGTGCAGAATCATTTGAAGCATGGGCTTTAGAATTTTTTGAGGGTAGTAAATTTGTTCCAAGGGATTATCAAATAGAAACAGCATTTAATATCCTAAAGTTTAGGAGATGTTTAGCTGAATTAGCAACTTCCGCTGGGAAAACACTTATTAGTTTTTTAACAGTGGCGTATATGTTAGAAAAAGAAAAGGCCGAAAAGATATTATTTATAGTTCCTAATGTTTCTCTAGTTGTTCAGGCCCATGAAGATTTCCACGAATACAATAATAAGAATAGAATAAAACTAAAGATACAACAGATATATGCCGGCCAGAAAATAAAGTCAGACAGGAATGTAGTGATAGGTACATATCAGTCCTTAGTTAAAAAGCCTAAAGAATATTTTCAACAGTTCGATGCTGTTATTGTAGATGAAACTCATAAAGCGAAATCTAATTCTATTAAGACTATATTACAAAAATGTACAAGTGCACAATATAAATATGGTTTATCGGGTACAATTCCTAAAGATGGATCTTTAGACAAGTTAACACTAATGAGTCAAACGGGTCCTGTAATTAGCGAAGTTAAGGCTGCATTTTTACAGAGTCAGGGTCACATCGCTAAATGTAAAGTAAAAGTAATTGAAATGAATTACGCACCTGATTCCGCCAAAAAAGCATTTGAAGAATTAGCATTTAATAAGTATGATAGGAAGGATGTTTTTCAACTGGAACAAAATTATATTATTAATTCTTTTGGTAGACTTAATTTTATATGTAATGTTGTTGGCAAGGTCCCTAGGAACTCTCTAGTTCTGTTTCATAGAATAGAACATGGTAAAAAAATATACGAACAGCTCCGCCAAAACTCAGATAAAAGAGTTTTTTATGTAGATGGAGGAACAGATAAAGATATTAGAGAAGAATATAAAAAGAAAATGGAAGCAGGAGATGAAGTAGTTATTGTAGCGAGTTATGGTACATTTTCTACTGGAATTTCCATTAAGAAAATACACAATATATTCTTTACAGAGTCATTTAAGTCCGAGGTGATCATCAGGCAGTCAATTGGTAGAGGTCTAAGGCAGCATGAGTCTAAAGAAGCTGTATTAATTGTCGATTTTGTGGATGACATTAGAACTGACGAATGGGATAACTATTTATATAAACATAGTAAGGCGAGGCAGAAAATTTATAAACAAGAGAAATTTGAGTATAGTATTAAGAAAGTCAAATTTGACGGAGATATATAGAATAACGAAACTAAATTAAATAAACATTAAAAAATGGCACAAGTTAATAAAATTTCTTCATTTAAATCGTTTACAGAGATTAGAAAACAGGAATCTGTTAGTAAACTTAGAGAAGAAAACAATTTAAAAAGACAAGAATCAGTTGGTAAAATAGCTGCTATTCTAGATGAATTAGGATTAACTTCTTTCGAAGGTTTAGAAGAAGATCAGAAAGAATCAATTATCTCAAAAATATTTGGAGATGTTTCAGAAGAAGAAATAGCTGAAATAGAAGTAGAGGTAGAAGATGTTACTGCATCAGAAGAAGTTACTGAATCAGACGAACCAAAGTGTACTAATAAAAAAGGACATTTATATAAGCAAATTGACAAGGACGGAACGGTAGAATGCGTACACTGTGGTCTAAGAAATTCATTAAGCGAATCTTTAGTTACTGAAGCTAAGACCGTTACTAAAGCAGCAATTGAAGAAATTGGTGATTTTAGAGACAGTGAAGGATATTCTTCTAATCAATACTATATACTAGCTGACTTCATTGATGGAGAAATCACTATGAAAGATCTTTCAAAATTAGTAAAGTCTAAAGAAGTACAAAAAGAATTAAAGGGAGAAGATGAAATCGATATGGAACATATTGAAGAATTTTCAGAATCTTTAGTTACTGAAAAAGCTAAATTTAAAGTAGGAG